TCACCCGATCCTGATCCCGATACTAGCCAGAAGATACCCTATCGCGCCCGTAATGATAGCCGCCACGACCGTCTCCCACCGCTTGGACGGCTTCTCTTTCAGGGCGTTCAGGTCCGCCGACATTGAGGACAGCCGGTCGATGATATTGCCGTACTGTGTGGTAACCGTGGCCATACCGCGCTCCAGCTCACCCAGCCGGTCATAGATTTTTTCGCGCGCAAGTGAGCTATGCTGCTTCTGTGCCTCTAACGCCCGCTCCAGTGCCTCCACGCGGGCGATGGACACACAATTTACCCCATTGATAGGGCAATCGTTTTCGGGCATACTCAGCCCTCCCTGTCGTCCTTTGGCTTGTGGTAGGTGAGGGCCTGTGCGCTGTCCCCCAGCCCTTTAGTGGTTGGGTCGGTGGTAACACCCACCAGGGCCAGCACACCAAATACGGCGGTGACCAGGGCGGTGAGCGCCTGCTGCCAGCTTCCGGCTTCGGCGGTGATGTCCACACCAAAGAGCTGTGCCATACCCACCGCAAACGCGCCGAGCACGCCGATGAGCCCCGTCCAGAACGCGGGGCTCTTCAGTCTGACTTTCCAGTTGATCATGTCATGTACCTTCCTTTCTCAACGCGAGGCCGCCCACTTGATGATGAGTGCCTGCACATTCTCGGCGGAGTAGTCCCCGCCCTTCCAGTAATCAGGGCTGTCGATAAGCCCAGCGGCAGCCAGCTTGTCCACGGCGGCATCCAGTTCGGACACACCGGTCGACTCACCCCGGCAGAGGGCCAGGAACGCCTCCCAGGCTCCGGGGGTGGCCCGGATGGTCTTGGGGCAGTCCTTGCCGTTCCAGTGGTTGTGCTGCACCACGTGGTCGATGTGGATGCCGTGCTCCTCCATGAGCAGCCTCACCAGCGCGGCCGCGTTGGCCTTGGCCGCCTCGAAGTCCCCTCCCGCGTTGACGCAGATCTCGACGCCGATGCTGGTGGCATTGCCCGGCCCGCTCTTGCCGTCCCCGGCGTGGTAGGCCGTCTCGGCGTCTGGCAGGTTTTGGACAATGGCGTGGTCGTCCACGCTGTAATGCCAGCTCACCAGGTCGCGCTCCCCGGCATCGCTGTCCAGGTAGGCAGCGTGGGCCGCGGCGTCGGCGCCCTTGGCCGCGTTGCCGGTCTCGTGGATGGTGATGTACTTGCAGGGATTGCTGCCTCCGGGCCGATTATCCGCCCCTGGGGCGATAAGGTGCGTCTGGATGGCGAGGCCCGTGTCCGTGACCCGCTGGGGGCCCTCCACGGCCTCCAGATAGGCCAGGGACACCCAGCCCTTATTCGTCCTGCCCCAGCCGTCCCGCTCCTCCAGCACGTCCACCACCGTGCCCATGGGGTACGCCCCCACCTTGCCGTAGTTGGTGCCGGGGCCGCTGCGGATGTTGACGCCGATGCTGGGCGTCACGGTATACTTGCCCATACTCTCCTCCTTGTCCGGCGGCTCCTGGCCGCCCTGTTTGAGCCAGACGCAAATCCAGTTGTGCACCTTGCGGCTGGCAGTGATGCGCTCTCCGCCAAAGTCACACTGGCTGGAGCCGCCCCCGTCCAGCATGACGGCGGAGGACCAGCCCAGCCCGGCCAGCTCGTCCCGCAGAGTCTCCGGCGTGGCTTCGTCTCCGGTCCCATCGCCAGAGCAATAGAGGGCCAGACTGCCACCACGCAGGCCGATGGCGCTGCGCCCCCGCTTGCCTCCCTGGGCCGAGCCGTAGGAGGGCTTATCCACCGGCTTACCGGAGGAAATAAGGGCGGTTACCGCGATAAAGTTGGCCGCTCCCTCGTACCCGGAGGTCATGTGGATGTCCGGGCCCTTGTCCCAGGCGTAGCCCATCGGACGCCAGGGCGTGCCGGAGAGCATCGCCCCGCCCACCTTAAGCAGCGGGCAGGGGGTGCCGTCTGGGTTCCACATGCCGCCATTGAGCACGTAATGAGCCTTTGTTTCAGCCTTGACCTGAGAGAGCGTCTTGCGGCAGTTGGTGACTCTCAGCTCAATCCGCTCCACGGACGAGAGCGGGACATATGTAATGAGCTTACTCATTTGATTCACATCCTTTTATCCAGCGATCCCGCTGTTGATTACTGTTCCGGGGCCAGTAGCCCGGCCAGCTCCTGGTACTCCTCCGGGGTGAGCCGGTCGGCGGCGAGATAGACATCCATCTTGTCCTGGAGGCCGTCGGTGCGGCCCCGGTCAATAAGCAGCTTGCAGAGATTAAATACCGTGTTCATGTCCTTCCCCTTCCTCAAACAGCATTGGTGGTGATTTCCAACATACAAAGTCGTTCCTCGTGCTCGGACAGCATGTCCAGAGTGATGTCCTCTGCGAGGGGCGGCTGGGGTTCCGGCTCCGGCTCTGGAGGCCGCTCAGTAGGCGTGATGCCCACCAGCTTGTCCCCCTCAATCTGGAGGTCACACCAGCCATAGGTCGCCCACACCGCGTCATGGAGGTGGGCGGGCACCTCTATGTAGTCATCCAGCCAGCAGGCGCTCCGCCCGCTCTGGCTCTGGATCGGGTGCTGGCCGGTCTCCAGCGGGTCAATTTGGATGATGGTCATATTTAATTCACCTCTTATCTCTAAACTATGGCGTAGTAGTAATATACAGTTCCAGATGCATTAAGTTGTTCACTTGTCGCATCAGGTGTGGTAAGGTCAAAATACCAACTGAAAGTTTTTCCATCCGTTGATTTTTTACCGTAAGAATCTCTTGAGGAATAACGGTAGCCAAAACCAAAACTAATGCCTTTTGTATACTCAGTAGGGATAATACTGCTATGAATAATATTAGAAGTCTCGCCATTTCCATAACCGTCGATACTCTTATAGTAATTATTTGATTGCATACCATAAATACAGAGTATTTTAAAGGGTTCGGCTAAGGTTATTTGATTAGGGTTGCTTTTACCTGTTTTTCCTGTCCCCACATAGCTCCCCAAAATAACCCTCGCCCCCGCGTGCTCGTCCACATACTGCTTATTAGCGGCATCCGTGGAATCAGCAGGAGCGGCCAGATTGGCTATCTTGTGACCACTCATGCTGATTGCCCCGGACATGACTCCACCGGAACTTGCAAGAGCCCCCACCTGCTCCGCCGTAACGGCGTGGGGGTTGTTCTTGTTCCCGGTGTGGGCAGTCAAGTTCTTCTGCACCGCCTCCGCGCTGCCCGCCGGGTCATAGTCCATCTTTGGGAGCTGCTCACCTGGCACCTTGCCATCGGGCCCCAGCGTCGCCACGCCGCCCGGCTGGCCCTTCTCGGTGGCCTTGATATATCCGGACAGGCCGATGCCCGCCAGCGCCTCCTCCAGCTCCTCGTGGGTTACCCAGACGCCCGCCGGATACTCCAGCGAGACCTCCACCTCTCCGGTGACGCCGATGGCCACGGGGAAGCGGTGTACGTCCAGGCCCTCGGCGATGGGCGGCACCGGCTGGGCCGGGTCGCCCAGGGCGGCGTAGTAGAGCAGGGTGGGCGCGTCGTCGCCCACCTTGGCCATGACGCCGAACTCGGAGAGTGTGAAGCCCTCCTCCAGCCCGCCGCCCATGTCGTTGCGGTACTCCACCAGCATGGAGAGCTGCCCGCCGGCCACCTCGGGCTGGGTGCTGGTGGCCTGGGCCACCGGATCGAGCAGGGCGGTGAGGGCCTTGGCCGCCGCCGCGCTCTCCACCGTGCCCTTGCCCACCCACACCTCGGTGATCGTCAGCCCCTCGCCCGCCGACGCCCGGGCCAGCAGGCCCTCGCCGGCGGTAGTAATGATAAATCCGTACATGCTATTCCTCCTCCATGGGCGGCAGCGTGACCGCCTGAATGCTCCAGAGCCCGCCGCCCACCCGCAGGGCGGCCAGGAGCTGGGCCAGCTCGTAGGTGAACCAGTAATCCAGGTGCGCCGGCTTAATCTCGTTGACTGCGGACTCAATCCCGCTCACATCCGACGGCACGGCGGCCAGATCGGACAGGACGATCTCGAATTGATACTCCGCCGGGTGCTCGATGACCGAAATCTGGGACGGCTCGAAGCCAAAGGAGGCCACCACGCTGCGCAGCATCTCCGCCGTGGTGGCGCCCTGGCCCCGGAGCTTGGCCTTGATGCGGCTCCTCCGGTAGCTGTAGGGCCGAGTGCGGTCGGAGGGCAGCCCCACCCACTGCTCCCACAGGTCCAGCCCCCAGGTGGCGGTGTCCACCCAGAGCTGGGCCAATGTGTCCGACTCGGACACGCGCAGCGCCCCGGCCTGCTCCCCCAGCACCCGCTCCAGCTCGGACACCTGTGGGCTGTCCTGGTAGTAGCGCGGCAGGCGGAACACCAGATTGCTCATGTCACGCTCACCTCCCCCAGTACAGGGATCTCCCCGGCCTGTATGGTCACGTCGGCGGTGCCGCCGTTGACGGTGAGGGAGGCGAAGTTCTCCACCCCCTCCACATTGAGCAGCAGGGCCAGCACCCGGTTATAGAGCAGCGTGTAGGGCTGGTCGTCGGCGGGCTTGTAGTACACCGCGCCGTACTTGCCCTCAATGAGGGTGTGCAGATAGCCCGCCAGTGCCGCCCGGAAGGCGTCCTGAACGGCTCCGGCCCCGGCTCCGCCGGTGAGGGA